CGATAGACTTAAGAACGCTGCTGCTACAAAAAAGCTCGCTATCTTCGATGCCTTTGAGATACTTAATCGTATACAAGAAGAAGAAGCTTTACTCGAGGGTAAGGTTGCTGAAAAGAAAGAAGAGAAAGTTTTTAAGGGCTTTGCCGAAGGTAGATCTAAATAATGTACGAACAAACTTTATACAAAATAGTAGAGCCAATAAAAAAGACTACAATAAGTAGACTTAACAAAGGCAAGAAGTGGGAGTACGGCTACAACAAAGAGCACGACGTTATAGTGTTATCTCGTAATGGGCAAATTGGAGAAATATACGAGATTCAAAATCTGCATATAGCTTTACCAAAAGTGCCAAAAGATGTGTATAGCAACAAAGATAAGAAGTGGAAACAAATTGAAAAGCCTGATGTACTTAAAAAGATTAAAACAATATTTGACTGGAAAGCGTATCCAGAAGACCAAAAAGAACAATGGCACGACTACATTGACGAAGAGTTCGATAGGCGTAGCAGTGGTTTTTGGTTTAATAATAATGGAACGCCTACGTTCATAACAGGTACACACTATATGTACTTGCAATGGAGCAAGATTGATGTTGGTGCACCTGATTTTCGCGAAGCAAATAGATTATTCTTTATATTCTGGGAGGCTTGCAAAGCTGACAAGCGCTGCTACGGTATGTGTTATCTTAAAAACAGACGTTCTGGGTTTTCTTTTATGAGCTCTGCTGAGACTGTTAACTTAGCTACTATTTCAAGTGACTCTAGATATGGAATACTATCGAAAAGTGGAGCTGACGCAAAGAAAATGTTTACAGACAAGGTTGTACCTATATCAATAAACTACCCTTTCTTTTTCAAGCCAATTCAAGATGGTATGGACAGACCTAAGTCTGAGCTAGCGTATCGTGTGCCTGCAAGTAAATTTACTCGTAAGAAAATAGACACAAACGAAAAGTTAGCGGAGATAAAAGGTTTAGATACTACGATTGACTGGAAGAACACGGGTGACAACAGTTATGATGGTGAAAAGCTTTCACTACTAGTACACGATGAGAGTGGTAAATGGGAACGACCAGATAACATACTCAACAACTGGCGAGTTACAAAAACTTGTCTTAGACTAGGTAGCAGGATTATTGGGAAATGCATGATGGGATCTACTAGCAACTCATTAGATAAGGGTGGTAATAACTTTAAAAAACTATACAACGACTCAGATGTTGCTAAAAGAAATAGAAATGGACAGACGAAGTCTGGTTTGTATTCTTTGTTTATACCTATGGAGTGGAACTTTGAAGGGTTTATTGATGCTCACGGTCAGCCTGTTTTTAATACACCAGGTTACGATGTGTACGGACCGGATGGAGAGTTAATAGAAGTAGGTGTTATTAATAATTGGCAAAATGAAGTTGATGGCTTAAAGGAAGATCAAGATGGTTTAAATGAATTTTACCGTCAGTTTCCTAGAACAACGGAGCACGCTTTTAGAGATGAGACAAAAAACAGTATATTTAACTTAGTTAAGCTATACGAACAAATAGATTACAACGAAGGGATAAGTAGCTCAGCAGTGTTGACAACTGGGAATTTTCAGTGGATGAACGGTGTTAAAGATACTAAGGTAACTTTTAATCCAGATCCAAAAGGAAGATTCAAAATAAGCTGGGCTCCAAACTATAACATACAGAATAATGTTATAATAAAAAATGGAATTAAATACCCAGGAAATGAACACATGGGTTGTTTTGGCTGTGATAGCTACGACATAAGTGGAACAGTTGATGGTAGAGGGTCCAACGGAGCTCTTCATGGACTAACAAAGTTTAGTATGGAAGATGCTCCAGCTAATACGTTTTTTTTAGAATATATTGCTAGACCACAAACCGCTGAAATATTTTTTGAAGACGTGCTTATGGCGTGTATATTTTATGGCATGCCGCTGCTAGCAGAGAATAACAAACCAAGGCTTTTGTATTACTTTAGACGAAGAGGATACAGAGGATTTAGTATGAATAGACCAGATAAAGTTTGGAACAAGCTTAGTGTTGCAGAAAAAGAAGTTGGTGGTATACCAAACTCTAGTGAAGATATAAAGCAAGCACATGCTGCTGCACTTGAAATGTACATAAACGACCACGTAGGCCTAATGCAAGATGATTCTTATGGTACCATGTACTTTAATGAGACTTTGAATGACTGGGCTAAGTTTGACATAAACAAAAGAACAAAGCATGATGCCTCTATAAGCTCTGGCTTGGCTATCATGGGTTGTAACAGACATTTGTATAAACCTAATATGGAGAAACAAAGAACTAAAATAGACTTAAGCGTATCTAGATTTGATAATGGTGGATATGCTTCAAAAATAATTAAAAGTTAAATATGGCTGATTCTTACACTAATAATTTTCCAAGTCAAGTAGTACTTGATGCAGAAAAAATAAGCTATGAATACGGATTAAAAGTTGCTCAAGCTATTGAAAAAGAATGGTTTGATAACAGCGGCGGAGGAAAAGGTAGGATTGGTAGTAGATTCAACAACAACCAAAACGACTTTCACAGGCTAAGACTATATGCTAGAGGTGAACAGTCTGTACAAAAATATAAAGATGAGTTGTCTATAAATGGTGACTTATCTTACTTAAATTTAGACTGGAAACCTATACCAATAATTCCGAAGTTTGTGGATATTGTTGTGAACGGTATGACAGAAAGAAATTACGATATAAAAGTGTTTTCACAAGATCCATACGGAGTCGCTAAGAGAACTGAGTATATGGAGAGTGTCCTTAGGGATATGAAGTCTAAAGAGTTTAACGCAATGGCAAAGGAAAGTTTTAATATGGACTTTACTGAAAACAGTGCGGAAGACTTGCCGGAGACAGAGCAAGAGCTAGAATTACACATGCAGCTCACCTACAAGCAAGCTACTGAGCTAGCGGAAGAGCAAGCTATAAACACTTTGTTTGAAGGAAGTAATTACGAGCTTATAAGAAAAAGACTATACTACGACTTAGCTGTGATTGGTATGGCTTGCGCTAAAACTACGTTTACACACTCTGAAGGAGTAAAGGTTGAATATGTTGACCCAGCTAATATGGTTTGGTCATATACTGATTCACCTTATTTCGAAGACGTATACTACGCTGGCGAGGTAAAATGTATTCCTATTAACGAGCTCATAAAAGAGTTTCCCCACTTAATGGAAGAAGATCTCTTAGAGATACAACAGGCCTCTAAGAAGTATCAAGGAGAATACAATAGAAGATCCAACGATAAAGACATTAATCAAATAGACGTATTGTACTTTAATTACAAGACGTATATGAACGAAGTTTACAAGCTCAAAGAGACTAGTAGCGGTGGAGAAAAGGCAATAGAAAAAGATGATGGATTTAATCCTCCTATGGATAAGGTTGGTGGCTACGCTAAGGTGTCTAGAAAAGTAGAGGTACTATATGAAGGAGCTATAATTCTTGGCAGCGATAAACTGTTAAAGTGGGAGATAGCAGAGAACATGATGAGAGAGAAGAGTGATTTTAATAAGGTTAAAATGAACTACTCTATGGTTGCTCCTAGAATGTATCAGGGTAGAATTGAAAGCGTAGTAAGTAGAATTACTTCGTTTGCGGACATGATACAGCTTACACATCTAAAGCTACAACAAGTAATGTCTAGAATGGTTCCTGACGGAGTTTATTTAGACGCTGATGGTTTAGCTGAAATAGATTTGGGTAATGGAACAAACTACAACCCACAAGAAGCATTAAACATGTTTTTCCAAACTGGTTCTATAATAGGTAGATCGTTTACTTCTGATGGAGATCAAAACCCAGGCAAAGTACCTATTAAAGAAATATCAAATGGAGCTGGAGCTGGCAACAAGATGCAAACGCTTATAGCCAACTACAATTACTACATGCAGATGATAAGAGATGTTACTGGCTTGAACGAAGCTAGAGACGGATCTACTCCAGATAGAAACGCTTTAGTTGGAGTTCAAAAGCTTGCGGCTGCAAACAGTAACACAGCTACTAGACATATCCTACAAGCAGGGTTGTTTTTAACTGCAGACATAGCGGAACAGCTATCATTAAGAATATCTGACATAATAGAGTATTCTCCAACACGAGACGCATTTTTGCAGGCTATAGGAACTCACAACGTTGCTACGCTAGAAGAAATGTCAGAGTTACACTTGTACGACTTTGGCATATTTATAGAGCTAGCGCCTGATGAAGAAGAAAAAGCTTTGTTAGAAAACAACATACAAATGGCATTAACTCAAAAGCTAATTAAACTCTCTGATGCTATAGACCTTAGAAACATAAAGAACATAAGGTTAGCAAATGAGCTTCTTAAAATTAGAGAGAAAAAGAAAATGCAGGAAGAGCAAGCAATGCAGCAGCAAAATATAGCAGCACAACAACAAGCTCAACAACAAACTGCACAAGCGCAAGCTCAAGCCGAGACACAGAAACAACAAGCTGTTACTCAAATGCAGACTCAACTAGAACAAGCTAAAGCGGAGTTTAAAGCTAAAGCGCTAGAACAAGAGGCTTCTATTAAGGAAAGGCTTATGGACAAAGAGTTTTCATTAAATATGAAGATGAGAGAGATGGACAGGGAAGATACCGAAAAGTCTGAGCAGCGCCAAGACATTAGATCTGATAAAGAAGGTCAAAGAAAAGAAAAAGTAGAATCAAACAAACAGAAAAGTAAAAGATTTGAGTCATCAGGTAATGATGTATTAGGTGATGGCTTGAATATGAATAAGTTTTAAACCAATTATTATATTATATTATGAGTGAAGAAAAACAAGAAGCACCAGAGGTGCAAGAAGAAAATGTAACTAAAGTTAGTACGGCATCGTCGAAAAAAACAGACGAAACTATTAGCAAGGTTGATATGAATAAAGCTGATGAAGTTAAAGATGATGCAGTTGACGAGGCAGGAGTGGTTGGAAGCGATGAAAGTTCCGACACCCCACCAGAGCAAGAAGAAGTACAAGCGGAAGCTGAAACACAAGAAGCTCCAATACTAGAAGAAATAACTGACGAGGAGGTTGTTGAAGTAGTTAGTGAGACATTAGCTGAGCCTGATACTAGTATAGACCTTCCAGCTAACGTAGACAAACTGGTAGAATTTATGAACGAAACTGGTGGAAGTCTAGAAGACTACGTTAAGTTAAACAAGGACGTAAATGAAATGGATAGTCTTACCGCCTTGCAAGAGTACTATAAGACTACTAAACCTCATCTTGACGATGAAGAGATAAAGTTTTTAATGGATGAAAGCTTTTCTTTTGACGAAGAGCTAGATGAAGATAAAGAAATAAGAAAAAAGAAAATCGCTTTGAAAGAGCAAGTTGCCGAAGCGAAAGCCTACTTAGACGGGCAAAAGTCTAAATATTACGAAGAAATCAAAGCAGGGTCTAGGCTAACGCCAGAGGCTAAGAAAGCTATGGATTTTTTCAATCGTTATAACAAAGAGTCTGAAGCAAACACTAAAAGGTTTGCAAAGGTGAAAAATGTGTTTGACAAGAAAACTAACGAGGTTTTCAGCGACGAGTTCAAAGGTTTTGACTACAGCGTTGGAGACAAAAAATTTAGGTTTAATGTTAAAGACAAAAACAGTGTTAAGAATGATCAAGCAGACATAAACAACTTTGTCAAAAGGTTTTTGAACGAAGATGGTGCTATGGAAGATGCTAATGGTTATCATAAGAGTTTATACACAGCTATGAACGCAGACGCTGTTGCTCAACATTTTTACGAACAAGGTAAAGCGGATGCTTTAAAATCATCTGTAGCCAAAGCAAAGAACATCAATATGGACGCTAGAAAAGCACATAACGAAGTTAATGTTGGAGGAACTAAGTTCAAGGTTTTAAATGGAGATTCATCATCAGATTTTAAGGTTAGAATTAAAAAAGGAAGGAAATAGTTTTCTTCCTATAACTTAAAAACATATTTATTATGGCAATTACAAATGGACCGTTGTTAAATAGTGTTGCTGCTCCACAAAAGCAGACTCTATCTTCCAACTACATTGACTTTACAAGTGGTGCCGGCAACGATTGGGGTCAGCAATACTTACCAGACTTAATGGAGTCTGAAGCAGAAGTTTTCGGTAACAGAACAATTTCTGGATTTTTATCACAAGTTGGAGCTGAAGAGGCAATGACTTCTGATCAAGTTATCTGGTCTGAGCAAGGTAGATTACACCTTTCTTACAAAGGTACTTACAACACAGACGTGAGTTTATTCACTGTTGTTTCTGATATTGACGGAAACGCATCAGGCAACGGGTTTACTATCGCTGATCACGGAGTTAGAGTTAACGATATGGTTATCGTAGCTGTAGCTGGTAGAGCTATTAAATGTCACGTTACATTAGTAGCAGATGAAATTATTACTTGCCAGCCTTATGGTGCTGAGCACGGTGATGACTTCGGGAACGTAGCTGATGCTAACTTGTCTGCTACTTTATTAGTTATTGGATCTGAGTTTGCTAAAGGAACTGTTGGACAGGGTGGTAGCGCTGCTGCTGGCCCAAAAACAGTTAAGCCTACTCACAAGTCTTACAACAACAAGCCAATTATTATGAAGGACTACTACGAGATCTCTGGATCTGATGTGTCTCAAATTGGTTGGGTTGAAATTTCTGGTGAAGATGGACAGAATGGTTACTTATGGTATTTGAAAGCTGAAGGCGATACTCGCTCTCGTTTTTCTGACTACCTAGAGATGACTATGTTAGAAGCTGAAAAGACTAACGCAAATTCTCACATTGTTAATGCTGGTGGTACAGACGACGCTGCTTACAACTCTGCTGGGCTTGGAGCTAATTCAGGTACTGAAGGTTTATTCGCTGCTATTACTTCTAGAGGTAACTTAACTTCTGGTGTTACTGGTGTTAACGCTGCTACTGATTTAGCTGAGTTTGACTCTATTTTAGCAGAATTTGATAAGCAAGGTGCTATCGAAGAAAACATGATGTTTGTAAACAGAGCTACTAGTTTAGCAATGGATGACATGTTAGCTTCTATGAATGGTCACGGTGCTGGTGGTACTTCTTACGGAGTATTCAACAACTCTGAAGATATGGCATTGAACTTAGGTTTCTCTGGATTTAGAAGAGGTTCTTATGACTTCTACAAGTCTGACTTCAGATACTTAAATGACAAAGCTACTCGTGGGTCAATCAACGAAGCTGCTACGTCTGATGCTATCCGTGGTATGATTATACCAGCTGGTGTATCTACTGTATACGACCAATCATTAGGTAGAAACTTAAAGCGTCCGTTCTTACACGTGCGTTACAGAGCTTCTCAAATGGATGATAGAAAAATGAAAACTTGGATTACTGGATCTGTAGGCGGAAACGTTACTTCTGATCTTGATGCAATGCAAGTTAACTATCTATCTGAAAGATGTTTAGTTGTTCAAGGTGCTAACAACTTCATGTTAATGAAGTAAGCAATATTACTAAGGTCGGGGCTTCGGCTCCGATCTTTTTTTTTTAATTTTTTATATTTTATATTATTATGGCTAAAAAGCAAACCGCAGCAAAAGCTGCACCAAAACAAGAGGTAGAGGTACCAGTTGTTGAAACACCAGTTGTTGAAGCACTAAAACCTAAAAAAACTGAACCTAAAAAACCCGACTGGGAAGTTAAAGACAGGGTTTACTATCTAACAAGACACAGAACTGCATTATCTTATTCTATAAAATCTTCTGGACTATACTTTTTTGACAAAGAAAAAGGATATGAGAGAGAGATTAAGTATTGTGAGAACCAAAGAACTCCATTTATAGATGAGATGCAAGGAGACCAAAGACTTTCTCATATCATGTTTAGAAACGGAGCACTTTATGTTCCTGAAAACAAAGTTATGTTGCAAAAGTTTTTATCTATATATCATCCTTTAGCTGACGAATTGTTCTACGAGTACAAACCTACCAAAGAAGCAGAATCGCAACTTGATAGACTAGAAATAGAAGCAGATGCATTAATATTGGCTAGATCTTTAGATATAGATAAGATGGAAGCTATAATGAGAGT